AAGCAGATAAGGCATCATTAGAAAGTATGTTGCATAAAGAAGCTATGAAGAAGTCATAACTATTTTTTATGTTTTCGGTGTTTTTATTAAAACAGGATTGAATGGGAAAATGGTCTAATAGTTTAAGCGGCAATTTAAGGTTCTCAGTTAATAGACAAAATAACTCGGGTATCTATATTGGGCCAACGAGAGGTTTGAGTTCACCAAAGAATAGCAGACAAGCATGTCTATGTGAACATAGTGATACATACGATGTGAGATGTTGCAAAGGTGCATTGATATCACAAGGTATTGGACAAACACAAGGAAGCTTAGCAGCACCATTAGATTTAGGAGCATTCAGTTTTGGATTTAGTGATGGATTTGAAATAAATTAAAAGAATAAAACCCTTATATGGCTATACTTACAAAAGCACAATTGAAAGCTGAGAACTCCTCATCGTTTCCAAATAATAACTCACAAGCAATTACTCCACAGATATTAAGAGACTATAATGTAGATATTATAGATACTTTGGTGGATAGTAACTCTACTGCGTCATTTGCAAGAACTGATTTGACAAACGAATTCAGTGCAACAAACAACTTTACATCTATTTCTGCATCTTCATTTGTATCTGCAAGTGAATTCGTAGGTGATGGTAGCAAGTTAACAAACATAACTGCATCAATTGCAATCCCTATATCTGATGAAGGTATATTACAAGGATACGCAACTCAATTAAACTTTAGCGGTTCAAACATTAGTGCAAGTCTTCAAGCTGGTATTGCAACTATATCAGTTAACACAAACAATTTAGTAACGACATCTTCTTTCAATTCATATACTTCATCTAACGATAGTAAAGTAAATAGTTTGATTAGTGCAACTGCATCTTATGCAAATAGTGCATCCGTTGCAGCAGTAGATGCGGCACAACAATCACAAATCAATTCCCTAATTGCATCAACATCTTCTTTTGCATTAACTTCATTGAATGCATTTACTGCATCACAAGAAACAAAAGATGCTACATTAGGATTATATACTGCAAGTGTTGATGAAAAGTTTACTAACATCGGAGCACAAAGTAGCAGTTGGGATAATACAAACTTAAATTCATTCACTGCATCTCAAAATACAAAGAACTCTACTCTTGCAACTTATACAGCAAGTGTGGATACAAAGTTTGCAACATTAGGAACTCAATCAGGTAGTTGGATAACAGAGAGTGAAACAGGTAGTTTTGTAACAACAAATACTACACAAACCATTACTGCAGGTAAAACCTTTCAAGCATCTATTGGAATGTCATCGGGAACTGTAATACAATTCGGTGGTTTTGCAACTAATCAAATAACCAGCGTAGGAGGTGGTAGAAATGTTACCGTAAGTGCTACTGAAACAGATGGTGGGAATAGTGTTAACATTACTGCTGGTAATGGAAATAGTCAACCTAATAATACAATAACTTTATTAACGGATGGTTCATCTGATACAAATAAAATTACGCTACAATCGGCAAATATTATAATAACTGGGTCTGCGGATATTAGTGGTAATTTAACTGCAAGTTTATCAAACGGATATGTTTGGGTAGGTAATAGTAATAATAGAACTTCATTAGTTGCAACATCTTCATTTGCTACTAGTGTAAGTGGTTTTGTAACAACTGCATCATTCAATTCATATACACAAAGTAATGACCAAAGAGTAAGTAGTTTAGAAGCAGCAACATCTTCTTATGTGACAGAAAGTGAAACAGCTTCTTTTGCAAGAACAAATGTTGACAATAACTTTACTGCAAATCAAACATTCACAAACATAACTGCAGTATCTGCATCATTTCAATATGTTCAAACAACTTATGAAACTGCAAGTGTAATTTATTCTAGCGGTAGTAATCAATTTGGAGATGAGTTATCAGACATACAAACTCTTTCAGGTAGTGTAAAGGTACAAGGTAGTTTAACAGTTAATGGAACACCTGTATTGACTTCATCAGTTGATATAAGTGGTTTAACGACAACTGCTTCATTTAATGCATATACACAATCTAACGATAGTAAAGTAAATAGTTTAATTAACGCAACTGCATCATACGCAACATCAGCAATCACTGCAAGTTCGGTAGTAACTGCATCTGCAGTAGGTAACACAATAACTTTCACAAAAGGTGACGCATCTACTTTTGATGTAAGTGTAGTAGCAGCACCAATAGATACTGGTAGCTTTGTAACCACATCTTCATTCAATTCATATACTTCTTCTAATAATCAAAGAGTAAGTAGTTTAGAAACTGCAACTGCATCTTTATTTACTTCTACAAGTTTAGCTTTATATACTGCATCATTTGATAATGGAACTCGTAACTTAACATTCACTAAAGGAGATAATCAAACATTTAGTGTAAACATTCCTGATGTGAGTGGTTCAACTTTACCATCAGGTGTAATATCTGGTAGTGCACAAATTACTGCATTAGGATTTGTAAGTTCATCAGTAACTGCATCATCATTAGTAACTGCATCATTTAGTGGAAATACTTTAACATTCACAAAAGGAGATGCAAGTACATTCGGTATAGTATTACCTGATGTAAGCGGTAGCAGTGGTACATTTGCAACATTAGGAGCAAATACATTTACAGGTAGTCAAACAATATCATCAAGTCTTAATGTTTCAGGTAGTGCAAACTTCGTAGGTGGTGATGTAAATTTCACAGACCAAGGTAGAAATATAAACATAGATGTAGATAGAACAATAATCAAAGGACAAAAACCTACATTGATTTCACAATCATTAGATATACAAAATACATTAACTGCAAGTTTAGCTAATGGATTTACATATGTTGGTAATGGTAGTAACAGAACAACATTAGTTGCGACATCATCATTTGCAACCAATGTATCTAATTTAGCAACAACTGGAAGTAATTCATTTGTTGGCAATCAAACTATCACAGGTAGTTTAATACTTTCATCATCAAATGCAATTGAATTAACTGTAATAGGTAATTCTGTATTTACGGGTAGTGCATTCGGTAATGTAGTAGCATTGTCTATTACAGCAAATACTGCAAGTATGGATTTGAGTAGAGGTAATTACTTTACTTTAACATTAGCAGATACTGCAACAACACATATATCAGCATCAAATGTTCAACCAGGAGTAAGTGCAACATTAGTTATTACAACAGGAACAAACTCATCTGCTTCATTAGCACCGACTATGTTACAACCATCAGGTAGTGCATATTCAGCAACTAACGGAAGTGCAAAGAAAGATGTTTTATCTATTGTAGCAGTTGCAAGTAATGTTCCATTCGTAGTATCAACAAAAAATATGATTTAATGATATTTCAAAACTTTGGATTTAATCAAAATTATCCAGTAGCAGTAGCAGCTGCAAACGACCCAGATGCACAGGCATTTATTGATGCATCAGGTATATCTGGTAGTGATGCAACTGCAATCAATACATTAGTAGTTGCATTAAAAAACACAGGAAGTTTGTGGGATAAATTATATGTAGCATATCCATTTATAGGAGCAACAACATCATCATTCAAATGGAACTTAAAAGATACGGGAAGTTATTCTGCATCATTTATAAATAACCCAGTAGCATCTACAACAGGTATACAGTTTAATGGAACATCAAATTACTTAGATAGTAATTATTCTATTGCATCAAATGTTACATCATCATTCCACATATCTTATTATAAACGAACTGGTAGAAATACAGGTGATAATATTGATATGGGTGCATTTAATGAAACAACTGCAAGAGGTATATTCTTAGCATCACAATTGACACCAACATTAAGTAGAGCTAGACAATATGCTACGGCTATGGATAATTCTGCAGCACCTTATACTGGCTCATTTATGGTAACCGCAGATACAACACATTCATCTTTATACAAAGGTAGTGTTGAAAAAGCATCAATTGCATTATCTAATCCAGGTGCATTAACAACTGGAAGTATTATATTAGGTGCATTAAAAAAGACACAAGACCAAGGTGTATTTTATTACGCATCAGGGTCATATGGATTTATGACAATAGGACAACACATATCTGGTAGTGATGCAACTAATTTTACAACAATTATACAAAATTATCAAACAGAATTGGGTAGACAAGTATAATAAAACAAAAATAACGATTTTTTTAACAAAAGGTGTTTTTACCTTATAAACAATAATAAAATGAATTCAAAGACAGTATTAAACAAAATAATGCAGATGTTATCATTAAACGAAGAAGTTCAATTAACATATGCTAAATTAGCAGATGGAACAATAGTTGAGTCTGCAACATTTGATGTAGGTGAAGACCTATTCGTAGTTTCAGAAGATGGAACTAAATCTCCAGCACCAGACGGAACACATGAACTTATGTTGAAAGATACAGAGGGAAATGAAACCATGCTTAAAGTAATCTCAAAAGATGGTAAAATCGTAGAAAGAGAAAATGTAGAATTAGCAGATGCTGATGCTGACATGATTAAAACAGAAAAATTACCATCAACAGGTAATGAAGATGAAGAAAATGTAATGCCAGAAGCAAAGAACTCTGTAACTAGTGGAACATTGAAAATGGAAGAGGAAACAATGCCAGTAGATACTTTACCAGAAGATGCAGAAGCAGAAGACGAAGCAGGTGAAGAAATAAATTTAGGTAAGAAAATGGAAGAAATGGCTTACAGAATTGATGAAATGGAAAAGAAAATGAAAGTGATGGAAGCAACAATGATGCCTCCAACAGACTCTATCGTAACAGAAGAAGAGTCAGGAACAATGATGGAAGCAGTAGACGAAGATGAAGAGTTACCAAAATTAGATGGTGCTCCAGTTGAAGATGCTTCTGCAATTCATAAGTTCAATTCAAACAGAAAAAATTATGGTGAGAAAATGGTTGATGCTCAATCTACTTTCTTATCAAAACTTTATAATTAAAATAATTTAACAAAAAAAACGAATTAAAATGAACAAAAATCAAAAATTCGCTAATATCACAGGTGCTCAACCCACCTTTACGAGTCCATCTACACCAACTTATGCTGGTGAAGCGGCTTCAGGATATATAGCAGCTGCACTTTTAAGTGCAAACACTCTTGATAAGAAGTTAGTTACGATTATGCCGAATGTGAAATATCGTTCAGTAATCCAAAAGCTAGAATTATCAAACTTAATCCAAGACGCATCTTGTGATTTCGTAGCAGCAGCATCTGCATCTTTATCAGAAAGATACTTAACTCCTGATGAATTCCAAGTTAACTTACAATTATGTAAGCAAACTTTCGTTCAATCATGGGAAGCAATGCAATTAGGTTTTTCAGCTTTTGATGAAATCCCTAAGAACTTTAACGATTTCCTTATCTCTTATGTAGGTGGTAATGTTGCTCAGGCAATTGAAGTATCTATCTGGCAAGGTCAAGCTTCAACTAACGGACAATTTGATGGTTTCCAAACCTTATTGTCTGCTTCAGTAGCAACAGCAGGTGCAACAGATGTATTACCTGCAAGATTAACAGGTAGTGGTTCTGTTATCATCTCTGGTAGTATTACTTCTGCGAATGTAATTTCTAAATTACAATCATTAGTTGAAACTATTCCAACAACTGTTTATGGTAAACAAGATTTAGTTATCTATGTTCCTACGAATGTAGCTAAAGCTTACCAATTAGCAACTGCTGGTGTAACTTCAACTGGAACTGCAATAACTAATGTTGGTGCTAATGGTTATGACAACCAATTCGTAATTGGTTCTAAGCCTTACAACTTCAATGGTATTGACATGGTATTATGTCCAGGTATGTCTGACTCTAAAATGGTAGCTGCACAAAAGAGCAATTTGTTCTTTGGTACAGGACTTATGAGCGACCAAAATGAGGTAAAAGTGATTGACATGGCTAATATTGATGGTTCACAAAACTATCGTATCATCATGAGATACACTGCGGCTGTTAACTTCGGTATCGGACAAGACATCGTATACTACGGAGCTTACTAAAAAATAATTTAAGAAGGTGGGGAGTAAAATACCCCACCAACTTATCACAAACAAAAACTTAATAATATGCCTTATACATCAGGACAATGTCAAGTATCACTTGGAAGACAAGAAGTCTGCAAAGAGTCGGTAGGTGGTTTACAGGGAGTTTACTTCTTGAATTACTATACTGCATCTGCAACTACTGGAGCTAACGACCAGGTAACTGCATTGGGTAACCCATCAGGTAGTTCAGCTTATTATTATGAACTTAAAGGTAACTCTTCTTACACAGAGACTGTTAACTCATCAAGAGATAATGGAACTACATTCTTTTCACAAGAATTGACTTTGAATTTGAAGAAATTAACTAACGAAATGACCACTCAATTAAAGTTGATGGCATACGGTAGACCTAAAATAGTAGTTTGGACATTAAATGGTGAAGCATTATTGATTGGTAACAAAGAAGGATGTGATGTAACTGCAGGAACTATTCAAACAGGTGGAGCATTGGGTGACCTTTTCGGTTATTCAGTTACTCTTACAGGTTTAGAGAAAGAACCCGCTTACTTCTTATCTGGAAGTACCGTAAATAATCCTTTCGCTGGTTTAACAACACAACCAACTATCGTTTATGGTTCATAAATAATATTATGACTAAAAATATTAAACCCTTACAGAGATGTAGGGGTTTTTTTATTATCATAACTATTTCTACGAAAAGTAGTGTTTTTAATATACCAATTATACATAAACTAGGGATAATGCAATCATATTATATCAGTCAGAGCAACTCATACACATTTAGGACACAACCAACTGCATCTACATCAAATCAATTTACCATGTCACTAACTGATATGACAACATTGACTACATTTACTGCATCTATGTCTGGTATAACTTATGAAGGATATGAAAGTTATATTGGATTTACTGCAAGTATTAGTGATGCAATTGTTGCATCAGAATATCGTGCAGTATTATATAATGGAACACCAACAGGCAGTGTAGATATATGGAGAGGTACAATACAAGTATATGCATCACAATCAATAGATAAATCCGTATATGAAAACCAAATACCGCCAATAATATCACATGAAAGTGAGAACAAATACATAATTTACAACTAATATGAAAGGAAAACAGAACTTTGCGATAGTAAATGTTAATAATAACCAACTACCAGTAATTACAGAGGATACAAGAACAAGATATCCATTTGTACCATTTGGTGTTTACGGACAAGATGATTTTTTTGATGCAGTAATTGCTGCATTCAATGTATCAACAACCAATGCTGCAGCCGTTGAAGGTATTGCAGATTTAATATTTGGTAAGGGTTTATACTCTAAGAATGAAGTATTTAATGAGACATTACAAAAAATTGTACCACAAGAGGAAGTAAAAAAAGTTTCTTTTGACTTAAAATTATTTGGTAATGCTGCATTTCAAGTATATTGGGATGATACACATACAAAAGTAAAGAAAATGTATCATATTCCAGTTCAAACACTTCGTGCAGAGAAATTATATGGCAATCCAATGATAGAAAACTATTATTATTGTACAGATTGGACAGATGCAAGAAAAATCAAAGAGAAAAAGAAGATACCTGCATTTGAAACTTCTAATGAAAAGATGGAAATACTTTACATTAAGAATTATTGTCCAGGTCTATACTATTATTCTTTACCTGATTGGGTATCTGCTTTACAATTAGCAATGTGTGATGGTGAAGTAAGTAATTTACATTGGAACAACATTACAAATGGTTTCTTACCGTCTGTAATGATAAACTTTAACAATGGAGTACCTGCACCAGAAGAAAGAGAGACAATTGAAGATTTAATACAAAGAAAATTCACAGGAACAGATAACGCAGGTAGATTTATGGTATCATTTAACGATGATGTTGCAAGTAAACCAACATTAGATGTAATACAAATAGATAATCTACATGAGAAATACGAATATGTTGCAGATTACATACAAGATAGAATATTAGTTGCACATAGAGTAACTAGTCCATTACTATTCGGTATTAGAACAAAGAACAATGGTTTCAGTTCTCAAAGTGAAGAAATGAAGACTGCATTTTCTATTATGCAAACAATGACTATCTCTCCATTCCAAAATCTTATCTTAAATAGTTTAGATTATGTTATGGCATGTTCAGGATACACAGAAACAGAATTATACTTTGAACAATTAACTCCATTAGTAATTCTTGCACAAACTGCAGAAGAAACTGATAAAACAGTTGCACAAGTTGAAGATGAAACTAATAAATCAATGGAAAATCCTGCAACAACTGATGACGGACAAGATGCAGTAGTAAATGAACCATTACCAACTGAGAAGTTTTCAATGATGGAAGTAAATAACTCACAATACGAAATATATAAATAAAAAATATGTCATACGCTTTATTCATAAATAGAAACGATATTATAAAGAACACACCATTGCAAGGAGCAATTGATGCTGATGCTTTATTACCATTTTTAAGAACTGCACAAGATAAATACTTAAAGAACTTATTAGGAACTGTTCTATTTGATTATTTACAGGCAGAAATTACTGCTGGAACAGTTAGTAGTTTATCCTCTTATTATCAAGACCTTTTAGACGACCATATTAAACCAACTTTGATTTGGTATGCATGTGTTGAGTATATACCATTCAGTTCAATTCAATTTAAGTCTAATGGTAGTGTTAAACAACAAAGTGAACAAGGAACTGCACCATCCAAATTGGAAATAGACTACTTATTAAGTAAGGCATTGAATAACGCTGACTATTATGCATTAAGATTGCAGAACTATTGTATAGCTTTTTCAAACAATATTCCACAATACTTACAATCAGTAGGAAATCAAACACAAATATATCCAGACCAAAGTAATCAATATTTTGGTGGAATACAATTATAATTAAAAACTATGGCAGCAATTGTTCACGACTCAGGTATAAATTACTCATTATATTATAATGTTTTGAATTATTTCAAGACCATTATGACTAATCACCCATCTATCGCGATGGTATCACAAGGTGAATTGAGTGATTTTGACTACGATGAGTTTCCAAATTATCCTGTTGGTAATGTTTTAATAACAGGTGCAAACTATGGTACATCTACGACAGATTATAACATACAACTAATAGTAGCAGATAAAGTTAAAAATAAAAATAACGAAAGTGACCCAAGAACAAATGAAATAACTTTACCATTTTATAAAAGAGATGATTTAGTTGATATTCATGCAAACACTTTTTCAATATTAAACGATTTGACATCGTATACACAAAGAAGTGTTGATGGGTTTGAGATAAATACAGAAATAGTATGTGAACCATTTGCAGACCGGTTTAATAATGGTCTCGCGGGGTGGGCTTCTACATTTGTATTAACTACTCACAATGACAAAAATCGTTGTCTTTTTTTTTTAGTTGACCCTAACTTCTTAGGTTATAGAATAACTGATTGTATTACTGATGTAAATTATAATGCAATCATAGCCGTTGGTGAGGGTCAATACATAGGAGGAGCATTTGCAACTTTAATAAATCCATCATTACCTGCAAACTATGGTAATTTGAAATGTTTTAGTGTAGGTGAGGGATTAGAACAAGCAAATTGGAACTTTGTAAATATACCAATGGAGAACTGGCCACAATCTAATCTAATTGATTGTGACATTTGTGAATTATGGATTGAACCAAAGGTATGGAATACAACTCCAGCAACATGGACAGGTGCATATGGTGATTTTAGAACATGGATAACAGATTAAAAATAAAATAATAATATGGGAAATTTAAGTAGTCAATATATCTCACAATCGTTTCAATCACTATTACATTTAGGTAGTGATACTACTGCATCTGCAACATTAGCAGAAATACAAGATGCATTGGGTAATGGTGTTGGAATATTTGTAAGTACAGCAGGTAATTTAAGAGTAACTAATTCAATATCTGCATCTGCAATTAGTGCATCAACATTATTTGGAATTGGTGATACTGTTAGTTATTCAGCATCGGTATCTGACCAATTAAAAGCATTAGAGAATATTACATCATCTTTAATCAATGTGACTGGAAGTTATGCAACAACCGGTAGTAATAACTTTGTTGGAAATCAATATGTAGCAGGTGACATTACCTTAACAGGAACTTTATCTGCATATGCAATCAAAACAATATTTGAAACAAGTAGTGTAATTTACAGTAGTGGTTCAAATCAATTTGGAGACGCATCTAACGACACACAAACTTTAATAGGTAGAACTAACATTTCAGGGAGTTTGTCCGTTACAGGGTCTTCTATTGCATTTAAGGGGGAAGTATCAGCATCTTACATATCTACATCAGTATTACAAGGATTAGGAATAGTAAGTGATTTTAGTTCTAGTGTTGCATCTCAATTTTGGACTCTTACTGATTATGATGCTAATAATACAATAAAGTGGGATACATTACAACCTATAACTGCAAGTCAAGCAATATCAATAGATAATTTACAAATATTTACTGCGAGTGCAGGAATATCACTTACTAACTTAAATTCATTTACTGCATCTATTGCAGGGACAAATGCATTTACTACAAGTGTTAATAGTAAATTTGCAACATTAGCAACTTATACTGGAAGTAATGATACAAAGTGGAGTAATCTTGCAACAACAACTGCATCTTTTAGTTCTTCAATAGGACAATTAAATGCATTTACTTCATCTCAAAATACAAAGAATGTAACTCTTGCACAATTTACAGGTAGTGTAATGACTACGACTGCATCGTTAAATTCTTATACTGCATCTAACGATACTAAATGGAATACATTACAAAATGTAACATCATCATTGATTGCATTTACATCTTCGGTTGCTTTGTTAAATTCAAATAATACATATAGTGGCTCTCAAACAATAAGTGGCTCTGTTTATGGAAATGTAGTATCAGCAAGTATTTCAGCTTTAACTTGTAATTTAGACTTTTCAAAAGGAAACTTTTTTACACTTAATTTAGCTGCAAGTGTTAATACTAATATAACTGCAACAAATGTAAGACCTGGTCAAACAATAAATTTACTAGTAACACAAAATGCAACACCAGGAACTATATCTTTTTCAAACACATTTAACTTTGCAGCACAATCAGCATATTCAGCATCATTAACTGCAAATGCAGTTGATTTATTATCATTTGTTTCGTTCAATACGACAGATGTATATTGTGCATCACTTAAAAACTTACAATAATATGAGATTTGCAGCTACAGCAACAATAAATGATACAAACTTAAAAGTTTATGACTTTTTAGTAGTTGGTGGTGGAGGCGGAGGCGGTGCTGCTCCTTTTAATAAAAATATAGGTGGTGCTGCAGGTGGAGGTGCGGGTGGATTTATGGCTAATTCATTTACTACATCAAATTTAACAGGGTCATATTTTAGTATTGTTGTTGGAGATGGTGGAAATAGATATGCAGAAAATTCTGCTGGAACTATTATTTCAAATGCATCAAATGGACAATCTTCTTCATTATATGTTAGTGGAGCATTTGGTAATTTTAATATAATATGTGAAGGTGGTGGAAAAGGTGGATATTATGCAACAACCGGTTCAAATGGGGGTTCAGGTGGTGGTGGAGGTTATACACCTGGTTCTAACACAGGTGAAGGAACTGGTAGTTTATATGGTAACAACGGAGGCGGAGGAAATGTAAATGGGCCAGGCGGTGGTGGAGGTGCATTATATCCTGGTGGAGGTGCTGGAAATTATGGAGGACTTAATAGAGCAGGTGAAGGTGGTTCTGGTAAAAATTGGGTTGATGGTAACTTCTATGCTGGTGGTGGTGGTGGCGGAAATGTTAACAACGGATATAGAGGTGGAGTAGCCATTCAAGGTGGTGGAGGCGCGGGTGCATTGTTTTCTGGAAATGATGGAAGTAGTGGAGTGGATTATACAGGAGGTGGTGGAGGAGCATTGGGCCAATATCCATTATCGGGATTTTCATATTTTTCAGGTTATGGTGGTAAAGGTGTTGTTAAATTAAGATATGAAGCAACATCTAGTTTATTTAATGTAGGAACAATTCAAATATCAGGTAGTTTTGTATATCATACATTTACATCATCTGTTAATTTTACAGTATAATGCCTACATTAAACGACATAGCAAAAAAGATTACCTCACTTGCTCAATTAAATTTGACAAGTGGATATACTCGTGCATATAAAACGGGAAATCTTTATGATAGGGTTGGTTCATATAATACACCATCAAGAGTATTAGGTAAAACTAAATTAGGAAAGAAAAGATTATCTAAAACTAAAAAACTGGATACACTAGAAT